CGGATGTTGGCAGTCGAATTTTTAGATCCGAACAGCTTGAAAAGCTGTGGCCTTTTGGTTATTCCTCCCTCGGAGAGGTCAACTTTCAATCGGCTGCGTACGTTGCCCGTTACATAATGAAAAAGATTAACGGTAAGCAACAAGCCGAACATTACGAATGGGTAGACCCAAACACTGGGGAGGTTTCCCAGCGTAAACCTGAATTTAATAAGATGTCGTTAAAGCCAGGTATAGGTTATGATTGGTATCAAGAATTTAAGGATGACGTTTACCCGCATGATTATGTGGTTGTGAACGGTCGTAAGTGTCGGCCCCCCCGCTTTTACGATAAAAAGTATAAGGCCGAAGACCCTGTCAGTTTTGAATGGATAGAGTTTGAGCGGGAAAAGAGAGCTCGAGACCGGTATGAAGATAATACGGTTGAGAGATTGGCAGCTAAGGAGAAGGTCGCGAAAGCGCGCCTGAACCAGCTTAAACGTAGTTTGACGTGAGGTGAATTATGAAGATGTTAGTATGTACTATCAGAGATAGAGCCGCTGAGTGTTATGGTCGCCCGTTTTTTTTACCTGCTACTGGAGTTGCTATTCGTAGTTTTCAGGATGAAGTCAATCGTAGTGCGCCAGATAATCAGATGTTTGCGCATCCCGATGATTTCGATTTATATGAATTGGGCGTTTTTGATGATTTTGATGGTTCTTTTGCTTTACATGAGGCTCCGAAACTGTTAGCGTTAGGAAAACAGGTTAGCAGTCGGAGTTAAATACAAGGGGGGTGATCTGAAAAGATCGCCCCGCAACTAGGAGATAAACGATGATGCATCGTAATAAGTCTGTAAATGTCCATCAGTTCGCTATGATTCCGCGAGCTGATATTCCAAGGTCTAAGTTTGATTCACAGAAGTCGTATAAAACGACGTTTGATTCGGGATATTTGATTCCCGTATATGTGGATGAAGTTCTTCCTGGAGATACGATTAATTTACAGATGACGGCGTTTGCGAGGCTTGCAACGCCATTGTTTCCAATTATGGATAACATGCATTTGGATTCGTTTTTCTTTTTTGTTCCAAACCGATTGGTTTGGGAGAATTGGCAGAAGTTTATGGGTGAGAGATACCCTGATCCTGACAGTTCGATAGATTACACAGTGCCGGAGATGACTAGTCCGGCAGGTGGTTATGCAGTGAATTCACTGCAAGATTACATGGGACTGCCAACGGCAGGCCAGATTACTGGTTCTAATACAGTTACGCATTGTGCGTTTTGGACACGTGCGTACAACCTTATTTGGAACGAGTGGTTTAGAGATCAGAATTTACAAGATTCAGCAGTAGTTGATGTTGATGACGGTCCGGATAGTCCGGCCGATTATGTGTTGCGTCGTCGCGGTAAGCGACATGATTATTTTACTAGTGCGTTACCATGGCCCCAGAAGGGCGATGCTGTAACTATCCCAGTAGGTACACAAGCACCTATTGTTGGACTGTTACGAGGTGGAAATGCGTTTACAGCTCCTGGTGGTACTAAAGACCAGGATAACGCTTCATACACCGGTACAGGTTTTTTTGGTGGTGAGAGTCTTGGTGGTACATGGGTAGGTTACAAGAACAGTGGTAGTGATATTGATGTTTATGCAGATTTGAGTCAGGCGACGGCAGCGACAATTAACCAGTTGCGACAGTCATTTCAGATCCAGAAATTACTTGAAAGGGACGCCCGTGGCGGTACTCGTTACACTGAAATTATCCGTTCGCATTTTGGAGTTGTCAGTCCTGATGCTCGTTTGCAGCGCCCTGAATATCTTGGTGGTGGTAGCACTCCCGTATCTATTAATCCCGTTGCCCAAACTAGCGCCACAGGGCTTGCTGAAGATACTAGTCCGCAAGGTAATTTGGCCGCTTTTGGCACGGCTCTCGCGTACAATCACGGATTTACGTACAATGCTACTGAGCACGGGGTGCTTATAGGTTTAGTGTCGGTTCGAGCTGATTTAACATATCAGCAGGGCCTACCACGTATGTGGTCAAGGTCTACACGTTATGATTTTTATTTTCCTGCGTTTGCAACACTTGGTGAGCAGGCAGTGCTTAATAAAGAGATTTATTGCACTGGTACAGCTACTGATGACGAAGTATTTGGCTATCAGGAGCGCTGGGCTGAGTATCGTTATAAGCCCAGCCAGATTACTGGTTATTTTCGTTCAACGGCAGCGGGTACGTTAGATGCTTGGCATTTGGCCCAAGAATTTGGGACTCTGCCGGTTTTGAACGATGAGTTTATTGAAGATACACCTCCGGTGGACCGGGTTGTAGCGATTGGCGAAGAAGCCAATGGAAAACAGTTTTTGTTTGACGCGTTTTTTAATGTTCGTCAGGCACGGCCAATGCCGTTGTATTCAGTGCCTGGATTGATTGACCATTTCTAATGGATCCGGTTACTATGGCCGCTTTAGGCGGCGCAGCGTTAAGTTTTGTAGGTGGAGAGCGTGCTAATGCGTCTCGTGAGCGCATGGCCGCTGAAGCTAATGCTGCGTCAGCTGAGTCTGCTGCTAGGCAGATGGAATTTCAGCGCGAGATGTCTAATACTGCATATCAGAGGTCTATTGCAGATTTAAAGGCCGCTGGTATTAACCCGATGTTAGCGGCTATGAAAGGCGGAGCAACTACGCCTGGGGGTGCGTCATATACAGCGCAGATGCCTCAGGCGTTTGACACTATTACTCCGGCTGTGCAGTCGTTTAATCAGACACAGGTTTCGTCTGCGCAGTCTGGGCAATATCAAGCCCAGACAGGTTTGACAAATACTCAGGTTAAGCAGGTTGAAGCTGCTACAGATAAGATTCGAGCGGAAATAGAGAATATTCCGCTTGAAGGAAATAGGCTGAAACAGCTTATCTTTTTAATGAGCGAGCAGGAAAGTTTATATAGAGCTCAAGGTTATGAAGCTTTGGAGCGTATACGGATGCATCAGCAGACTATTAGGAAGCTTGTTGAAGAGACGAAGGTCATAGGTGCTGAAGCAAGCGCTGTAGAGAGTTTGAACAATTTAGGTCGTGAATACGGCCAGTTAAAGCCATTAATTGACACAATTATTGGCGCTATGAAAGGGTTAAAGTGAGTCGTGTTAAGAATCCTATTACCTATGATAGGGATCAGAATAGTGCTGATTCCCGTTTTATGTTTACTCGTCCTACTAGGACTCAGCAGTCATTTCGAGATGACTGCGATATCAATAATATTTTGCGTAAGTTTAATGTTACTGGTCAGTTACCTCTTAATGGCGTTCAGCCTCAGTATGGTGATTTTAGCGGGGTTACTGATTATCAGTCTGCCCTTAATGCGGTAATGGCAGCTCAAGACTCCTTCCTTGCGCTTCCAGCCAAGGTAAGGTCAAGATTTGATAATGACCCCGCTCTTTTTGTTGAATTTGCCTCAGATGAGGCTAATAAGGAGGAGATGAAGGCTATGGGCCTGCTATCTCCACAAGCCGCTGTAGCGGCGTTATCGTCACCTAGCGAGCCCGTTTCGGGCGAGCCTGCACAGTGATCTACTTGATGTAACTGTGCTAGGTGACACCAAAAGGAGAAAAAATGATGATGCGTCGCAGACCTATTAATAAATATAAAGCCGCTAAGAAGTTTCGTAGGGGTTCTATGCGGACGAAGTCCGCCAATATGCGTAGTAACCCTATGCGCGGCGGATGGCGACTGTAATTGCCTTGCTACCACCCGTTATCGGCGTGGAAGACGGCAGCAGGAGAGGTTGTTTTCTATGAGAGCGCCAAGTTTGACATCGTGCGCAGCCTCACGCTGCCATGTGGGCAGTGCGTAGGTTGTCGGCTTGAGCGTTCTCGCCAATGGGCGATTAGATGTTTGCATGAGGCTAGTAGGTACACAAACAATTGTTTTATAACTTTGACGTATAGCGATGAGCATTTGCCAAGTGACCAGAGTTTGCATTATGATCATTTTCAGAAGTTCATGAAGCGCCTTCGTAAGGCGCATAGAGGCATTGACCCCGTAGAGGGTCAGTATCCGATTCGTTTTTATATGGCAGGTGAATATGGCGAAAATTTTGGCAGACCTCACTTCCATGCCTGTGTTTTCAACTTCGATTTTTCGGATAAGAAGCTTTGGAAGCGGACGGATGTTGGCAGTCGAATTTTTAGATCCGAACAGCTTGAAAAGCTGTGGCCTTTTGGTTATTCCTCCCTCGGAGAGGTCAACTTTCAATCGGCTGCGTACGTTGCCCGTTATATAATGAAAAAGATTAACGGTAAGCAACAGGCCGAACATTATGAGTGGGTTGACCCAGATACTGGGGAGGTTTCGCAGCGCAGACCTGAGTTTAATAAGATGAGTTTAAAGCCAGGCATAGGATATGACTGGTATAAGGAGTTTAAGGATGACGTTTACCCTCACGATTTTGTGGTGGTAAACGGTCGTAAGGTTCGGCCGCCTCGCTTCTACGATAAAAAGTACAAGGCCGAAGACCCTATCAGTTTTGAATGGATAGAGTTTGAGCGAGAAAAGAGAGCTCGAGACAAGTATGAAGATAATACTGTTGAGAGATTGGCAGCAAAGGAAAAAGTGGCGAAAGCCAGACTTTCCTTGCTTAAACGTAGTTTGACGTGAGGGAATTATATGAAGATGTTAGTATGTACTATCAGAGATAGAGCGGCGGAGTGTTATGGTCGCCCGTTTTTTTTACCTGCTACTGGAGTTGCTATTCGTAGTTTTCAGGATGAAGTCAATAGGAATGCGCCTGATAATCAAATGTATGCGCATCCAGACGATTTTGATCTTTACGAATTGGGTATTTTTGATGATTTTGATGGTAAATTTGCTTTACATGAGACTCCGAAGCTGTTAGCGTTAGGCAAACAGGTAAAGAGTCGTACTTAAATACAAGGGGGGTGATCTGAAAAGATCGCCCCGCAATAAGGAGCTAAACGATGATGCATCGTAATAAGTCTGTAAATGTCCATCAGTTCGCTATGATTCCGCGAGCTGATATTCCTCGGTCTAAGTTTGATTCACAGAAGTCGTATAAGACGACGTTTGATTCGGGATATTTGATTCCCGTATATGTGGATGAAGTTCTTCCTGGAGATACGATTAATTTACAGATGACGGCGTTTGCCCGACTGGCTACGCCATTGTTTCCAATTATGGATAACATGCATCTTGATTCGTTTTTCTTTTTTGTTCCAAACCGTCTGGTTTGGGAGAACTGGCAAAAGTTTATGGGTGAGCGTTACCCAGACCCTGACAGTTCGATAGATTATACAGTGCCGGAGATGACTAGTCCGGCCGGTGGTTATGCAGTGAATTCATTGCAGGATTATATGGGGCTGCCTACGGCAGGTCAGATTACAGGATCCAATACAGTTACGCATTGTGCGTTTTGGACGCGTGCGTACAATCTTATTTGGAATGAGTGGTTTAGAGATCAGAATTTACAGGATTCTGCTGTTGTAGATATTGATGATGGTCCGGATAGCCCGGCTGATTATGTTTTACGTCGTCGCGGAAAGCGACATGATTATTTTACAAGTTCGTTGCCATGGCCACAGAAGGGCCAGGCTGTAACTTTGCCTTTAGGTTCTCAGGCGCCGATTTATGCTGATGCGCCTTTTGATGATACAAACACTCAGGACAATATTTTAGCTATTTATAAGACTGGTACTACGACTAAGCATCGTATGGAAGTTGCTCCTGGTGTACTTAGAGGTAGTTCTACTACTAGTGTTAATTATTCAGAGTTGTATGCTGATCTAAGCCAGGCTACTGCTGCAACTATTAATCAGTTGCGTCAGAGTTTTCAGATTCAGAAATTATTGGAAAGGGACGCCCGTGGCGGTACTCGTTACACTGAAATTATCCGTTCGCATTTTGGAGTTGTCAGCCCTGATGCTCGTTTGCAGCGTCCTGAGTATCTTGGTGGTGGTAGCACTCCCGTATCTATTAATCCCGTTGCCCAAACTAGCGCCACGGGGCTTACTGAGGATACTAGTCCCCAAGGTAATTTGGCCGCTTTTGGCACGGCTCTCGCGTACAATCACGGATTTACGTACAATGCTACTGAGCACGGGGTGCTTATAGGTTTAGTGTCGGTTCGTGCTGATTTGACATATCAGCAGGGCCTTCCACGTATGTGGTCAAGGTCTACACGTTATGATTTTTATTTCCCTGCGTTTGCTACACTTGGTGAGCAGGCAGTGCTCAATAAAGAAATTTATTGCACTGGAACAGCTACTGATGACGATGTTTTTGGTTATCAGGAGCGCTGGGCAGAGTATCGTTATAAGCCCAGCCAGATTACTGGTTATTTCCGTTCAACGGCAGCGGGTACGTTGGATGCTTGGCATTTGGCCCAAGACTTTGGGACTCTGCCTGTTTTGAACGATGAGTTCATTGAAGATACACCTCCAGTGGAGCGTGTTGTTGCCATAGGAGCTGAGGCGAATGGCAAACAGTTTTTATTTGATGCGTTTTTCAATGTAAGACAGGCACGGCCAATGCCGTTGTATTCAGTGCCTGGATTGATTGATCATTTCTGATGAGTTTTAAGGATCTTATTGGCCCTGTTATGACTGTGGCTGGGGCAGCCACAGGACAGCCTTGGTTATCTGCAGCTGGTACTGCATACAGCGCTCGTCAGCAGAATAAGCAGCAAGAAGCAGCTGCTCAGCGTCAGATGGATTTTCAATCTGAGATGAGCAGTACTTCTTATCAGCGACAGGTTTCTGATTTAAAGGCTGCTGGTATTAACCCTATGTTGGTCAGTCGGCTCGGAGGCGCCAGTACGCCTGCTGGCGCTATGCCTATTTATATTAACCCTGCTGAGAGAGCTGGACAGACTTTTGCGTCTGCTCAGCAAGCTGAAGCTTCTAAACAACAGGCGGAGACTTCCGAGAATTTGAGTAAGCCACAGATGGCGAATGTTCAGGCTATGACTCAGAAGATTATTGAAGAGATTAAGAATGTTCCCCTTGAGGGTGATAGGCTGCGCGAGACAGCCTATATGTTGTGGAACCAAGCTAAGTTGCTGGGTTCTCAGAATTGGAATCAGAGGGAGATAGAACAGCAGATTATTGCTGCTACTCAGAAGATTAAGCGTGAAACAGATTTGCTTGATTTTAGTCTTGAAGCTATGCGTAATTTTGACAATTTGGGCAAGAATGTTGAGCAGTTAAAGCCCATAATTGATTTGATAAAGCCGTTTTTAACGAGGTAAAAATGCGTGTTAAGAATCCAATTACCTATGATCGGGATCAGAATAGTGCTGATTCCCGTCTTATTTTTGATCGTCCTAGTAGGACTCAGCAGTCATTTCGAGATGAGTGCGATATTAATAATATTTTGCGCCAGTTTAATGTTACTGGCCAGCTACCTGCTGGTAGCGTTCAGCCTCAGTATGGTGATTTTAGCGGGATTACTGATTATCAGTCTGCCCTTAATGCGGTGATGGCAGCTCAAGACTCCTTCCTTCAGCTGCCCGCTAAGGTAAGGGCAAGGTTTCAGAATGATCCCGCTCTTTTTGTTGATTTTGCCTCAGATGAGGCTAATAAGGACGAGATGAAGGCATTGGGCCTTCTTCGTGAAGAGACCGCTCAGGCGGTCGTTACGTCACCTAGCGAGCCCGTTTCGGGCGAGCCTGCACAGTGATTTACTTGATGTAACTGTGCTAGGTGACACCAAAAGGAGAAAAAATATGATGCGTCGCAGACCAATGAATAAATATAAAGCCGCTAAGAAGTTTCGTAGGGGTTCTATGCGGACGAAGTCCGCCAATATGCGTAGTAACCCTATGCGCGGCGGATGGCGACTGTAACGTGCCCTGTTTCCACCCGTTA